GGAAGTGATGAACAATGAGCGATCCTATTGTTTCAACATTATCCGTTAATTTAAGTTATCCACAAAATATCTATTTAAATAGATTTACAACACCTTTTAAAGCTTATGTGGGTGGGTATGGGAGTGGCAAAACATTTGTGGGGTGTTTGGATCTATTGAATTTCGCATCTTTACATCCAGGTATTACCATGGCTTATTTCGGTCCGACATATGGTACTATCAGGGATGTATTTTACCCAACCATAGAAGAAGCTGGGAAACTTTTAGGTTTCACATGTGATATTAAAACAGCAAATAGAGAAGTGCATTTGTATAGGGGTGCGTATTTTTACGGAACTGTTATATGTAGATCAATGGATAATCCCGATTCGATTATCGGTTTTAAATTCACACGTGCGTTTATTGATGAATTGGACACATTATCAACAATTGAAAAACAAAAGAGGGCTTGGAATAAAATCATTGCTCGTCGAAGAGGGTCTATTGATTTTCAGGTGGTGGTGGGTGTAACTACTACGCCAGAAGGATTCAAACATACTTATAATCTTTTTGCTGATAATCCATCAAAATCATATTCAATGGTGCAAGCATCTAGTCATGAGAATCAAAGATTTTTGCCAGTTGATTATATTTCGACGTTAGAAGAAACTTACTCTCTGGAATTAGTTCAAGCTTATGTAGGTGGGTTATTTGTCAATCTTACGGCAGGGAATGTATATAATACATTCGATAGGGTTTTGAATCATTCAAATATTGTTAAAAATACGGGTGAATATTTACATATCGGAATGGATTTTAATGTTACGAACATGTCAGCAATTGTACATGTTATCAGAGATGGTAGCCCAATTGCAATTGATGAATTGTTTGGTATTTACGACACTCCTGCAATGATTTGTGCTTTGCAGGAACGTTATCATGATCATCCTATTTCAATTTATCCAGATTCAACCGGGAAAAATAGAGAGAGTGTCAATGCTTCGACTTCCGATATCGCAGAGTTAGAAGGAGTTGGTTATCATTGTGTTTACTCGGGGTCAAATCCTAGAATAAAAGACCGTGTTGCAGCTATGAACAGGATGTTTAAAGATGGTAAAGGCAAGCGTCGATATTTAGTAAACACATCGAAATGTCCTGGTTATACAAAGGATTTAGAACAGCAGAGCTATAACGCAATAAAGATGCCGGATAAAACGAGCGGAAATGATCATAGGCCTGATGCGGCAGGTTATTTCATTTATAGTGAGTTTCCGATAGCTAGACCAGAAACAATCATCGGTTATCAATTGCCGATTTAGGAGATTTAGATTATGTCTTGGGAAGAAGTTAAACCGAATGTTGAATATATATTAAATTTCCCACGTTGGCAACGGGTCCATGATGTTATTGAAGGGGAATACCAATTAAAAAAACGGGACAATGAAAAACCAGGGACATATTTACGGGTTATCAATCCGTTAGACTCATCTGAATATAACACACGTTTGAATTCTAGTTATAGGAAATCTGCTGTATTCTATAATGCAACTGGGCGAACTTTGATTGGGTTATCGGGTATGTTATATCGAATGGAACCGATTATTTCAGATTTGCCTGAATCAATGGGATATGTAAAAACCGATGTTGATGGTAATGGAATGGGGATTGACCAACAATCACACAGCGTTTCATCTGAAGTTATTCAGATTGGTAGACATGGATTATTGACTGATATGTCGATGCTGGAAGATGGAGATGTGATAACAATTTCTGATGTTCAAAATGGGTTACGACCTTTTATTAAAAAATATAATGCAGTTGATATTATTGATTGGAACCAATCTTTTATCAACGGTCGGGTGATTCTTGATTTAGTGATATTGCTGGAAATGGTAACAGTATTTGTTGATGATCAGAGAATTAAACGTAAGACTAGAAAACGGTATCGCATTCTTAGATTGACTAATGGAAAATATACTCAACAGTTATGGTTTGATGGCGATGATTTGCCAGGGGAAGAGATTGAAATTTTAAATGGTGCGGGTGAAGCGTGGCGCGAAATCCCTTTTATATTCATTGGGTCGGAAAATAATGATCCTGTAGTGGATCATGCCCCATTGGAACCGTTAACTGATGTAAATATTGGGCATTATCGGAATAGTGCAGATCTTGAGCATAGTTCGTTTCAATTATCGGCAGCAACACCTTGGATTGCTGATGATCGTTACAAGAATGATCTTAATAATCCAAATAACAAAAATGACAAAGTACAAAAATTTGGTGAAACGTCTGTAATTGTGATGGGTAACGGTGGTCAATTTGGTTATGCGCAACCAAATCCGAACGTGCTTGCAAATGATTTAGCTAAGAGTAAAGAGCAGCAAATGATCGCCCTTGGTGCTCAATTAATTTCTGAAGCTGGCGGTACTGAAACAGCAGAAGCAGTGAGAACTAAAAAATCTGCTGATGCTTCAATGCTTTCAATTGTTGGTATCAATGTATCTGATGGTTATACAAAATCATTAGAATGGATTGCAAGTTTTCTTAATGTTGATTTTGATGGTTCGTATCAGTTAAATAGCAATTTCTTTGATGTAAAATTAACTCCGCAAGATAGACAACAAATCATTATAGAATGGCAATCTGGTTTATATCCTGCTAGAATTGCAAGAGAACAATTGCAAGCATCCAAGATAATTTCTATTAATGAGAATTTAGAAACGTTACAGGAAGAAGTTGATGGGGAATTATCCAACTTTGTTTAATTATTGTTAATGATGGGTAATGCTACAATGGCGATTGCACCGGATCGATTAAAAAATATTGAAATCAGAAATCAGGTTCTTCTTGAGGGATTGAAAGAAGGTGAACATAGGAAATTTTCTAAGTTTCTGCAAAAACTTTCAATCCAGATTATTAAAAGGTTGAATAAGGAAGGTGAAACTATTGAAAGCAAGCGAAGAATGCAGATTTTACTTAAAGATTTTACGGAAATTCAGAAAGTTATTTATTTAGATTATGATGAAATGTTGGTTGAAAATCTTGAGGAAATTATTCTTGATCAAGCGAAGTTTGAATCATTGGCATTGGACAAGGTTGTGGATGATTTTGAATCTGTTGTACCTGCCTCAGCGCAATTATTGACATCTGCAAGAGTTTTACCGATGTCTGTGCAAGGTTTAACCGGTCAACCATTGTTAAGATCATTTATAAAGGATTGGACTAAGAGTAGTATCGATCAAGTGAATGCTATCATCCAGCAAGGATTTGCTCAGGGGAAGACTATCAGCGAAATGAGCATACAGATTAGAGGTAGCCAACAACAAAATTTTAAAAATGGTATATTGGCAAAAGTAAATCGTGACAATCGCTCTGTAGTCCGTACTGCAATCCAACATGTAGCGTCTGTAGCTCGCACAGAGACGATGTTGTCAAATGATGATCTTGTCAAGGGGTATCAATGGGTATCGACCTTAGACAGCCGCACAACGCAACAGTGCAGAGCTTTGGACGGTAGGGAGTTTAAGATTAAACATGGCCCATTGCCACCAATACATGTTAATTGTCGCTCTACTACAGTTGCTGTTTTAGACGAACGATTCAATTTTATGGGTCAAGATGCGAAACGCCCCGCCGTGGGAGCAGAAAAGATTGGACAGATCCCAGCAAATGTCACATACTACGAGTGGTTGGCTCTTCAACCAAAAACATTCCAAAATTCCGTGATAGGTGTTACTCGGGGAAATCTATTGCGCGATGGTGGACTGAGTGCAGCTGAATTTGCTCGTTTGAGTTTGGACAAGAATTTTCGACCACTTACACTTGATGAAATGAAAGCGAAAAGTCCAGAAGTATTTGAAGAAGCAGACCTTTAGATACTAGTCTCCGGTCAAGGTCGGTGTTTAAAGATTGATTTTACACCATGATCTTATTACTCATCTCTATCATAGAGAATATTATAAAGTGTTTCACGCTTAATAAGATCATGGTGTAAAATCAATCTATTATGCATAACATGAGGTTCTAAAATGGATTTATCCGATGTTGCCGATTTAACAGATATACAAAAAAAAGCCATTATGAAACAGTACGGTTTGCATACATCCGCATTACAGCAGGATTATGATAAATTATTAGCGCGTGTGGAAAGAAATGCTAATGCTAAGAAAATGCAGGATGAACAAATAAAATCCGATCGGGATAAATCAGAAGCTGACAAAATGCAGGATGCAAGTAGCCTTGAGGATGTAAAAAAGCTTCTTTTTCAAGAACGTGAATCGCGAACTAAACTCGAGCAACGTATTATCGACGGTGAAAAAGAACGTGTACAGATTGAGAATAAAGGGATTATCGATAGTTTTGTCAATGATTTCATTAGTGAAAATGTTGTAAATGATTCGATAGTTCGTGATGCCATTAAAGTTAAAATATCAAATCGGCTCGGTGTTCGTGATAAAAATGTTGTTGAATTGAATGGTTCCGAATTAACAGGCAGATCGGGTGAGCAAGTTTTATCAGATGTCAAAGCTGATAGAGGGTACAGCACGCATTTAATTGCAAATCGTGCTAAAGGTGGTGGTGCGCCGGGTGGCGTAGGTAACAGTGGTGGCATTGTAAAAACGATGAGTCGAGATGAGTTTGAACAAATGTCGCACTCAGAACGTCCTAAATTTTATAAAAGTGGTGGTGTTATCTCTGATCAATAGGGGTTGTAGTAATGGCTGTTGATAATGTGTTGAATGGTTTAATTAACGATCTTTTTGCAAACGTTGATACTATTTCGCGTGAAGGACAACGTTTTATTACGGCGTCTACTAAAAATCAAAAACTTTCACGAGTTGCCAAAGATGATCTTGTGAAAGTTCCGATCGTCCCTGCTTCTGTTCTTGAAGATATTGTACCAACAATGAATCAAACTGATGGTACAGGTTCGACTATCGGCAATGTCCAGATGGCAATTACTAAAGCGCGTCGTGTAAAATATCCGTGGACGGGAGAGCAACAGCGGAGTTTAAACGTTTCTGGTCCTGGTCATCCGTCGATTATGACAAATCAAATCATGCAAGGCATGCGTGCTGCGACAAACGAAATTGAATCCGATCTTGGTACGGAGATTTCAGCTACTGCTTCACGGGCTGTTGGCATTGCTGGTACAACTCCATTTGCTAGTACCAAAGCAGAAACTGCATTGGCGCGTAAAGTTCTTTTTGATAACGGCTCGCCTTTGACCGATATGGAAATGGTTATCGATTCTACTGCTGGAGTCAATTTGCGGAATCTTGGCCAATTAACAAAAGCTAATGAAGCGGGGAGTGATCAACCATTAAGAACTGGCGTTTTGTTGGATATTGATGGATTTGCAATTGGGGAATCTGCTGGTATTCAATCGCCTATAAAAGGTACCGGTACCTCTTATACAACGGATGCGTCTGGTTATGCTGTCGGCGCAACGGCGATTACTTTGATTACTGGCACGGGTACGATTGTAGCGGGTGATATTGTAACTTTTGCTGGCGATACTACTAAATATGTAGTTGCTAGTGGTATTGCGGCCCCTGGAGTTTTAAATATTGCAGCTCCTGGTTTATTGTTAGCTATAACCACGTCTGCAACCGCATTGACTGTAGGCAATGCAGGTGTCC